CACGCCCACCACCCAAACGAAGGTGCTCAACACCATTCACCACGCTCCAGAAGGCCGGATCGGTGGATCGAGGCTAAGACGGCCAATTCGGCGAATAGTGCTGCGGACCAGCAGGGCGCGATTACCGATCCGGGTACGTCGAAGCCGGCGCCGGGTCAGGATCTTGGTGGTGCGGGTGGTGCTGCGGCGGCGTTGGCGTCGACTGGTAACCAGATCAAGGATGCGTTCCGGTCGGGGCTGCGTGAGGCGTGGCGGACGGGTCAGCCGTGGACAGACACCGACTGGATCGTGAATAGGGAGTCCTCGTGGAAGCCGGATGCCCGTAACGGCAAGTACTTCGGTCTAATCCAGGCGGGCGCCGAGGTGTACCAGGCGGCGGGTAAGTCGCCGACTACCACGGACCCGAAGGAGCAGGCCGAGGTCTATGACAAGTATGTCGGCGACCGGTATGGCGATCCGGAAGCCGCTCGCGCTCATCACGAGGCCAATAACTGGTACGACGCCGGTGGAGTGGGAATCGGTACCGGCTTGATGGCCAAGAATGTGTTGCGCCCCGAGCGAGTTTTGTCGCCGCGGCAGACCGAGGCCTTCGAGCAGATGGTGAACCGCAACTTCCAGGCGGGCGTCGGCTCCGATCAGATCATTGCGAAGCTCGATCAGTTGATCGGCGCGGTGCTGTCGATCGAGCCGGGTACCACCACTTTCCGGGATGAGAAGGAATACAACCGCACGTTGCAGCGTCGGCAGCATGCGCGTATCGCCGCGGCGAAGGGTGGGCGATGAGCACGGGTCTGAATATCGCGCTGGTGGGGATGACGCGTTGGCTGGTCCATGGTGGCGATCGGGCACCTGGGATCACTCTCGCTGAGGGTGGTGTCGACGGGCTGATTGATTCGCCGTTGGAGACGGAGTGGATTGACGATACCGAGATGGGTTCGGTGTTCGCCGGTGAGCGCTATCTGCCGCGTGACCTGAGGCTCGGCTTCTACATGTCTGATGAGCTTGCTGGCACTCCGATCGCTGGTCGTTTGGAGTCAGATTTCCGTGCCGAGTTCGCGACACGACCGGACCCGTGGGACCCCAGTCCGACGACGGCCAAGGTTGAGGTGACCTCGGATCTGTCGGGGTTGCGGTGGCTGTCGGATGTGGTGCTTAAGGAGACGCCGGAGCTGAAGACGGAGCGTGATCCCTACACTCGTCGGTTCTATGACATGACGTACATGCTGCGGGCCGGTATGCCGTTGTGGGACAGCGGCAAAGAGGTCACGGTGTTCGAGGGCACGACGGCATCGAAGTCGGGCACTATCTCAGTCAGCAATCCGACGGATATGCCGATGCGGCACACGTGGGTGATCGCTGGCGTGGGTGCGATCGTCACGTTGCCAGATCCGTCGTGGGTGGGTCCGAAGACTGCACGCGTCCCCGGTGGCGACTATCCGACGCGCACGGTCCCGTTGCCGCAGATCACCGCCGACGATCAGGGTGTCCGGATCACTCGTGAGCGCCGCAAGTTGCACGCTCAAACCTTCACTGGCAGCAACTTTCTGGTGCGGATGCTGGGCAACTGGATTCGCTTCGACATCCCGCCGTACACGCCGCCGACCGAGCTGCCAATCTCCTACACGGGCGCGGCGAACGGCTGCCGGATCGAGTGCCATCAGCCCAGGTTGTGGTCACGGCCGCTCGGGCTGGAGTTGATGTGAGTACCGCGACGCTGGATGGCCTCACTCTCGAAGAACAGTGCGAGGCCATCTGGGCCGCTACCGAGGCCGAGGAACTGCGGCTACGGCGTATGCAGCAGACGCCGCCCGGCCTGTTCATCTTCGACGGCAATCAGCACCTCCACCACCTTCTCCTTGACTGCATCTCGGTTCATGTCGAGGACCCGGAGAACGACACCGGACAGATCGAGCTAGAGCTACCGTTCTCACACCCGGTCGCACAGTGGATGCACGACGATCGTGGCCGGATGGCGCGCGGCGAGGGCGAACTGTTCCACATCGACGTCGAGCACAACGGCGTGCGCGTCACCGGCCGCTACGAGTCGAAGAAGGTCAAGAAGGACGCGAAGGGTCAACGCACCCTGCATGTTGTCTTCCTCACCGACTACGAGAATCTGAAATGGGTTGACCTGTGGAGCAACCCGTTCCTGCCTGCAATCTTCCAGTTCCCGCGCATCTTCCTTCTCGCCGGCCCCGCGATCTGGGCGCTCAAGACGAGCCTCTTCCTCAACTTGCTGCGCATCTATTCGTCGCTGTGGCAGATCCCTGACGATCCGATGAACCCGATTTCATGGCTCGACGGACTCGACATGTCGAACTGGGACATCGTGATCAAGCCGACCTCTTTCCTCGAGGATGTGGCGGCGGGCACGACATGGTGCCTGGTGATGAGTCGCTGGCAGAAGTGGCACGACGTCGCCGAGATGATCATGAAGGACGCCGAGCTGTCGGTGGTGACCCGCAGATACCGCCACGGTGATCCGGAGCCGTGGCCGGGCGCCGACATCAAGGACGGCGCACTGGTTATCGACATTGTGGACAAGTCCGGGCAGATGGAGGGCGCGGCAAACGGCGGCACCTGGTTCGACGGCCTAACGCGCACCGTCCGTGAGATCGGCGCCGACTTCATCGAGGACACGCTGGACGAGTTGACCGGTCAGCCGTCGTGGCTGGCGTCGCAGTTGGCGGACATGTTCCACACGCCGAAAGGCTATCCGCTGGTCCACTTTCCAGCGGATTCGGGCATAGAGACTGAGTTCACGACGACGCCCGCGAAGGGTGTGATCATCAATTGCGGTGGGCAGTCGGCGCCGGGAGTGAACGAGACGATCTCTGCCGGGGTGCAAACCATCGGCGATCTCGTGACGAGCAACCTCAACATCAACGGCTACGGCATCGGCGCCCAGGGCGGCGCGATCGATGCCGTTCTGAAGCCGTTCTACACCGACACTGTTGCGGCGTGGATGTCGACGAAACTCGTGAATCGTATTGCCCAGTCCGGTAGTTCGCACTATCTGGAGTATCACCTCGATCTACCAGGCAAGGCGTACACACTGTCGTCGGTGATGGCGATCCGGTCGGGGATTGTTGCGACTGACCGCAAGAAGAACGGCACCGTAACCTTCGATGCGGCCGGACCTTATGTGGTGGGTTGGCCGGGGTCGGGTCACGTCTACAAGGGTGACCGCGGCAGCTTCGAGGTGACCGGCGACCTGACCGGCGAGACCCATGTGCAGCGTGTGATGAAAGCGACATTCGACTGGTCGGCCAAGGATTTTGCGCTGTGGGAGCTGGAGTTTGGGCGCAAGGAAGACGAGGACCCGATCGCTCGACTGATGAAGGAGATCAACAACATGGCTAAGGCCGCAAGCGAATTGGGCGTGTGGTAGCCGATGTGTGAGTGCAAGCAGTGGGTCGATATGACCGAGGATGAGCGTGACGCCGAGATCGAGAAGGTCTCGGCGTTATTCGTCGGCCTGCCTGCCGTGGTGGGTGCGCCGCTGCTGATGGGTCCGGACTACTGGGTGGAGGTGGCGCGACATCTGGTGGAGACCGGGGTGCGGGCGTGCGCCGACCCGATCAAGCACTACGTGCCCGGTGACTCGCTGGACAAGTCAAAGGCTGCCGGGGAGTGGGTGTATGACGTCGACGACGTACCCGAGACTTACGAGGAGCGGGCGAAGCGTCTGGCGGTGGAGCAGCGCGAGCAGTTCCTCGCTGCGGTAGCGGCCAAGCGTGAGGCGGGAGAGCTGCCGCCGGAGAACGCGACTCGGCAGCAGCGTCAGGCGTGGCGAGTGAAGCGTGCCGCCCAGGCTGAGTCTGCGGCTATGGATCAGACGATCGCCGAGCGAGCCGCTACTGACACCCTGGCAGGCTCGCCGGTCGAGCGGGTGGCCAAGTCGCGCAGTAATCGACGGAAGAAGAAGTCATGACAGTCAGAACTCTCCCGGTGAATGCCGGGATCGTGACACAAGAGACCGGGTACAACTGCGGTCCGGCGACGACACAGAATGCGATCTGGGCGAAGACGCAGCGGGTGGTGCCGGAGTCGCAGTTGGCGCGCGAGCTTGGCACCACCGTGAACGGCACCGACAGTATCGCCTACCTGGATCGGGCGCTCGGCAACCACCTGGGCATCGACCACCTGACACAGTGGGTGCTTAACGATCCACCGACCCCCGCGCAGGTGAATGACTTCTGGGGTCGTCTCGTGCGCTCGGTGAACGCGGGCTACGCGGTGGCGATGAACTGGATTGCGCCGCCGAACAACTACCCGCGCGGGGTGGGCGGATCACGCTCCCCGAGTTACGGCGGCGGCACGGTCTATCACTACACGCTGGCTGCTGGGTACGACGACGCACACCGGTGGGTGTTTGTGGCCGACAGCGGGTTCCAGCCCAAAACGTACTGGATCACCGTCGAGCAATGCATGTCGCTGATCGCTGGCAAAGGCTACACCTACCCGAATCTGCCGACAGGCCTGAAAGTCACCGACGTCACGGGATTCACCTCGGCGTTCATGTCGGCCATCGGATCGGACGCCAAGGATGTGCTCGCCCAGATCGCTGGCCGCTGGCCACAACTCGGCGGCCGTACAGTTGCCGAAGCTGTCGCGGAGCTGATGAAACGATGACGTTCTACCAACGGACGGGCGCCCACCTATGGGATAAGCCACTGGTCAATCCGGAGTTCATCGCCTTCCACTCCACCGAGTCGGATACCGCCATGGCCGCGATCAACTGGATGGAATCACAGGAGAACGGCTCGTATCACGACCTGGTGGACATCAACGGGGACGAGTACCGCATGGTGCCTGACAACATGCAGGCGTGGGCAGCGATGCGCACAGGCAACGCACGAGGCCTCCATATCTGCGTGGCGGGCCGTGCGGCATGGCCGCGCAGTCGATGGGTGGGGTACGGCGACCAGATGCGCACAGCGGCAATGAGGATCGCCTACTGGTCCCAGATGCACAACATCCCGTTGGTGCGGATCGGCCCGGCTGATCTGCGCGCACGACGACGGGGTATCTGCACCCACGCGGATATCTCCAAAGCCTTCGGGGAATCGGACCATACCGATCCCGGAGTCAATTACGTGCTCCCCGAGGTGATCGGAATGGCACTCAATCAAGGAGGACTCGGCATGAGTGATGTCGATGCAATCAACAAGTTCACCGCCGACTTCAACGGGCCCATCGGCTCGGATGTGAAGGACGTGCGCCAGCAGCTCACCGGCGGCCGCGACAAGGGCCAGTACCCCGGATGGCCGCAACTGGGCAACCGCACCCTTGTGGACGCCCTCGCTGCCCTCTGCGCCGAGGCTGGCGTCGAAGGCTGCTACGACCCCGCAGCGAAGAAGTAACCGCCATGTGGTCCAAAACCTTCTGGCGCGACGCCGCTGAGCGCGCGGTCAAGACCGCAGCGCAATCGGCGATCGGTGTACTGACGGCAACCCCGCTGGCGAACATCGACTGGGAGGCGGGCGTCGGGATCGTCGGCGTCGCCACAGGAGTGTCGCTCCTGACGTCGATCGTGTCGAGCGGACGAGGCGACGCGGACAGCGCGAGTCTGGTGCGGTGATCACCGGTCCGCCGATCACCGACAACGTGGCCCTCTATGTCGTCGGTGTGCTGGCCCTGCTGCTGATATCGGTGCTGGGGCTGGTGATTCGCGCGATTGTCAAAGGTGACCTGCTCCCCAAGGGAACCGTCGATCGGTGGCTCGTCGAGCTGGATCAGCGGATCGCCGCACAGGCCAAAGCGCTCGACGCGGCAAGTGAGCTGACGATCGAGCAGGGGCACACGATTCGCGCCCAGGCTGACAGCATCAGCGACTTCGGCGAGGCGCAGCGCCTCCAGGTGCGCGTGGCCGCAGCGCTGCATCAGGTGACCGAGGCGGGTGACGTGTGATGTGGGGGCGACGTCACCCGCCGCCGCCGACCGTTGACCCCGTGGTCGTGGACGCCGAGAAGCGGAGGTCGGCCTGGGAGGCTGCGACCGAGCAGGTGCGCCGCGATCGGGTTGAGGTCGACGCCCGCCGCGCCGAAGCGGCTGACCTCCTGGCCCAGTCGCGAGACGCTGAGCGCCGCAACCATTTCGCCGAGGCCATCACCAAGAGCATGAGGAGAAAACCGTGACACTGTCCGACCTCGATCCGGGGGACTACGCCATCTTCGCGTGGACCATTCTCCAGATCGGGCTCACCGTCCTCTATGGACTGCGGTCCCGCTGGCGCGCATCCACCCCAGGCCAAATCCTCTTCACCTCTTTCGGGTGCACGAGCATCGCACTCACGCAGGTATCGGTCACCCTGCTCACCGATTCGAGCTACTACGGGCGCGATGTCGTCAGGCCAATCGCCTACACGCTCGGCATCTTCGGGACTCTCGTCATGATCAAGCTCTTGCTCCAGATGCAGCGAAGGGATCGTCGATGACTCGGGTGATCAAGGTTCGCGGCACAGGCGAAGCGATGTCGGGCGGCATGCTCGCTCCGATCGACGGTGAGGCGTTGCCGTACCGCGCGGAGATCGCACCGCTGGGCACGCAGTCGTATTCGACGTCGGTGGCCCAGTGTCGTGCAGCGTTGCGGTCTGTCGACGCTCAGGGCGAGCCGTGGGTGGGTGTGGGCTACTCGCTGGGTGCCGCAGCCCTCGGCGACTTCGTGATGCTCGAGCAGCCCAAGCATTGCCTCGGGATCGTGCTACTGGCCGACCCTTTGCGGTCGCGCAGCCAGTGCGCGAACCCGGTCCCGAGGGACCGGTGGGGCGTGGCAGGGGAGCGGCTGATCTCCGGTATTCCGCTGTACAGCTTCGCGATCCCCGACGACCCGATTACCTCGTGCCCTGGCGACAACGGGATGCGCCTGTTCGCGAACGCGGTCACTGGTCACCAGCAACCCGTTCAGCCCCGCATGCTGTGGGATGCGGGTTATACGATCGCCTGGCTGTGGAAGTACCTGCGCGCGGGCGACTCTCGGCACATCGTGTACGGCTCGGAGAAGCTGGCGGACGGGCGGACCTATGTCGAGGCAGCCCGTGATGCGGTGCGAGAGCTGGTGGCCGCATGACGTCACCGCAGATTCCGTCTCAACCTATCTCGAATCCGTATGCGCTGGTAGCGAATGCGGCGAACGGTGCGACGTCCGGCCTGTCTGAGTTCTCTTCGTGGACCAAGGAAGATTGGGATGCATTCCTGTCGGGCAAGTGGGCGCCGCACTTTGACGGGATAGGTGCGCCCGTTGCCGCGGCTTTCGAGTGGATCAATCCGATTGTCTCGGCATTCCAGGGTGACCTCGGTCCACTGGAGGACCTTGCTGGCGATGCAATCGAGGGAATCCAAGCCTCGTTCGGGGATCTTCTCGCCTCATTACACCGGCACCGATCCTGCATTGACAGCGATCCAGACGATCGTGTCGGCGTTGCGTGGTGGTCTGACTGGCCTCATCGACTGGTCGCGTATCCCGCAGATGCCCGTGGGGGCTATCACGAACGCCCCTGGCCCGAACCTGTTGTCGGGGTTCGGTGACTTCGCCACGGCGGAGACGATGGACGGTGGCGGGAACCCTGTGTGGGATGCGACGGTCGGCGGTGGATCGTCGCGGTTCACGCTCGATGGGCAGCGGCATGTCCTCACGTCGGAGCTGGTGGCGGTAGCCGAGGGTCAGCCACTCACCGTGTCTGGTCTCGCGCGTAAACAGTCTGCGGCCGGGTCGGGCAATGTGGCTCAGCTCGTGGTGATGCCTTTTGCTGGTGTGGCCGCTCAGGCTGAGGTGGTGGTCGGTGGTATCACGGCGGGTACGGACATGACGGGTACTACGGTGTCGGGTCCGTGGACTGTGCCTGCGGGTGTGGATGGGGTGAGGGTCCGGGTGACCGGCGAGGCCGCGGGCACATCCGGGCAGGTGTGGTGGGATGACGTCACGCTGCGCAAGGTTGCGACGTCGCTGCCGCCGAGTTTCATCTCCGGGCTTGAGGGTGCGCTATCTCAGCTGGGCGCGGACGTGAACGCAGCGTTGGGCTGGATCAAGTCGCTGATCGAGAAGATCACCGGGCAGGCGCGGGCGTCGATCGAGGATGCGATCGCCGACGCATTGGCGTTCGGCGCGCAGCTCAAGACGATTCTCGGCGGCGGCACGGTGGGTTCTCCGTTGCCGAATCTCACTGGCGCGGTGGTCGGATCGTTGCAGACGATGCTCACCCAGATCGGGGACCTTTTCGCGGGAGCGGCGGTCACCCCGGTCAATGGGATTGTGCAGGGCATCAAGGACTGGATCGCTGCGTTGACGGGGTGGAAGTCGGACGCGGCAGCCAAGTCCGACAACATCATTGACGCGATCTTGAAGGGCGCGAACGGCGATGCGGTCGGGTCGAACCCCTTGACGTCGCTGTTCAACGCCGTCTTTGGGGTGAAGTCGACGGCCGATGCGGCGCAGGCGGGCGTGGTCGACCTCCGTGAGCAGCTACAGGCGGTATCGGTCACTCAGCAATGGGTCTCGCTGTCCACCAACGACATTGCCTCGTTCCCTCGGGTACTCCTCGGACTTGGCGTTTCGGGGGGGACGACCGGGGCGGCTGGAGCGATGTCTTGCGGCGATACCGCGCACTCGCACACAGCGCACTCACACTCTTACAATCCGGGCAACGAGATGCCGACGCTCTCACCGAGCAAAGGCGTGATCGGTTTCGTGCCTTTGGTGGTCGACCGGTACTGCCGCCCTCGCTACCTCAAGCTGATCACCGGAGCGTCCGGATGGTCTCTGTTCTCGATTGACTACTGGTACGTCGGGCTCTACAAGTACAACCCGAACGACGGGAATCTGTACAAGATCTACGACGGTGGCGACCAGAAGAGTGCTATCACGACCGCCTCGAAGCTGCACGCATTCGACATGGGCACCACTCTGGCCAACCTCACCCCGGGTGAGATCCTGTTCGCGGCGCAGCTGCAGAACGCGAACGCGCTGACTAGCACTCGACCCATCGCCGGGTTGTGGCAGCCAGGCCTCGTCGACCCATCCTCGGAGCTGCTGGCCGCGCCGTTCTATCAGCTTTCGGGCCAATCGGCTCTGCCGACGAGCGTGGCTCTCTCTGGCCTGTCTGCCAACAACGGCGCGCTCCCGTGGATGGGTGTCGGCACGATGCCAGCGGCATCGTGACTCATAAGGAAAGGAGGCGGGAATGACCTGGATCGGCTCGGTCGAGATCACACCACTGCAGTCAGGCGGCGGGGGAACTACCGTTGGGCCACCACCGCAATCGGAAGCGATACGGTTCCCGCGATCTGGAAAACGTAGCGACCGTCGTAGGGAAGCTGCATACGCACATTGGTCAGGAAGAATCCGCCGTCTTGTCCGGTCCTGGTTACCTCGGGAATTTCGAGGTCGAGATGCATGACGTTGGGGTCGGTTCCGAAGTGGACGTCGATGGGCAAAGTGGTCTGATTGTCGTTGGGTTCGCTCTGCGTAAGGACAACGAGAACTGGACTGATCATGCGGTCATCGCCGACATGCCACCGTGTCAATGCTCCGCCAAGGACGTACAACTTGTTGTCGGCAACGCTGGCTGCCTCGGCGAAGAATGCTCCCGTGACTATCATCTGATCTATCGACCCCTTTCCGGTCGTTCACGCCCCCGGCAGTTCGCACCTGCGCGGGGGCATCGTCGATCCAGGGTATGCGATGACCTGGTCTCCTGACGGCCCGACCATTACCGCCCTCACCCGCCAGGGATGGACTGTCGACGGCCCTGACCCGGTGGCCGTCGAGTCCCGGCGCGGGTGGCTATGGGTGCCGCAGGCTGTCGGTGACGACATCGGCACCGTGCTCGACTGGGGAGCTACCGCGCCACGCACGGGTGGCCGCGAGATCGTAGCGACGACCGAACGAGGCCTCGTCGGTGTGCTCGCGCTGATCGGTGCCGACCGTGCGACACCGTGTGATCGGGGAATCATCCTGCCGCGCACCGCCGGCCAAGAGATCGCCACAGCCCGCGACGTCGGCCGACTCGGCGTGCAGGCACGTGAGACCGCGGCGGCTCGCGATGCCGGGTTGGTTGCTGTCGCGTCGTCCGGCGCCGACCGCCCCGCAGCGGGTGACCGCGGGGTGTCGGCCGCTCTACGGCTTGCGGGCGCCGAGGGCGGCGCGACCACCGACGTCGGCGTGGGCGGGTTCTCACCGCAGGCCGCTGTCACCGCCACCTACAGCACCGCGGCGACGAGCACCTTCACCATCCCCGTGTGGTGCACCTACCTCGACGTCGTGCTCCTCGGTGGCGGCGCGTCCGGACAGACCGGATCAGGTGCGAATGGGCAGGCGGGCAAAGGTGGACAGCCTGGGTCGTGGCTGTCGCTGACACTGCACCGCGGCGTCGACATCCCGTGGACGGTGCGGACGTTGTCGGTGACCGTCGGCGCCGGAGGTGCGCAGGCCGCCAACTCCGACCTTGCCGCTCCCAACCCTGGAACGGCCACCACCGCTACCATCAACGGCACCACCTACAGCGCGGCCGGCGGGACAGGGACCGTCAGCACCCAGGCCGGCGGCGCGCCCGGCGATCACACCCGTACCGGCGTTACCTACTCCGGCGGCACTGGCGGGGCCAGCAGCGGCACCGCAGGCACCGCTCCCGGCGGCGCGGGCGCGGGCGGTAATGGCGGATACTTCACGACCCGGACCCGTGGTGCGGCAGGCGCACTCGGACGAGCATGGATCAGGAGCTACCAATGACAACGATGGTCGACGCCGACACCACCATCACCACCGCCCCCGGCGTGCCCTACTACGTCCCGCTGGGCACCTACGTGTACTCGGTCAACCCGTCCGAGCAGGAGGGGATGCTCGCTGTCGCGGTGCACATCGCCTACGACTACGAACCGTTCTTCGACGGCAACGCACCAGCATTCGAGTTCCAGGCCGACGAACTGATCGCTCACGACGCCGACCGCTACACCCTCACCGAGAACATCACCTGCATCAGCACACCCGACGGAACGGGCGGTCGGATCACCACGCGGAAGGAACAGAACTGAGATGTCCAACATCTACGACGATGACTACCTCACCGGTGGTGCCGATGCGCTCGCCGCGCTCGGCAACCGGATCGGCCTTTACCTGTCCGACGGCTCCCGCGTCGGCCCCACCAGCGGCAGCGTCATCTACGCCGACACCACCTGGGGTGCCGCCGCCCTCTCCGGGACCGGCGGCGCGCGCGTGGCGACCAAGATCGGGTCGAAGGTGACGATCACCGTCCCCGGCGGCACCGTCGCCAACGGCGCGGTCATCAGCCACTACGGCATCCACAACGGCACCACACGGCTCCGACGGGTCGATCTGAAACCGTTGACCGCGACCGTCAGCGACGGCTCTCAGGCCTTCACTATCGACGTCACACCCACCCTCGTCTTCGACGGCGTTGAGTAGCGTCAGGCCCCCTCGGTCTTCCGTGGCCGCCCAGGCGTAGTTGCCCGGCTCGCGGCCCACGCACGGATGGTGTCGGGTGCCCACAGTCGCACCGCACCCCGCGGCATCGGGTCACCCGGCTGCCAGTCGTCGGGGACGCCGGCCACGACGTCGGGCGCGGGAAGGGTGGTGTACTTGCCGAGGTCGGAGCCCTTGCCGACGCCGACTTCGGCCGCAGCCTGGTTCAAGTTCCACATGCGCAGCATTTCGTTGCTCCCTGGTTGACCGCATGACCGGTTCCGAATTTACCCGTTGCCGACGGTTGCACGATACGATGACGCCCACCTCGGGCGGGCGCTCTCTCTGACAAGTCAGCTCCCTTGTGCCCGAGGATCGAAGCCGCCCCACTCCTGGTGAGTGGGGCGGCTTTCGTAGTTCTCAGACCCGGTGGCTGTCGATGATCTCCCAGGCTATCTCCTGCTCCTCGTCGTCGAGGCGGTGGTGCCGGCCGAGGGGCCCGAAGCTGCTGTTGATGTCTGCGAGTGCAGCCTCGAGGTCGAAGTCCTCGGCGTCGATGTTGAGCTGGAGGGCGAGTGTGCTGGCGGTCATGGTGTCTCCTTGGTGGGTGTTGCTCTCTCTGACACCTCTAAATATACCCGTTCCCAACGGGTAGGTCAACATCGAGAAAGGCTGTTTCATAACAGACTGAAGAGTGGACAATGCCGTCCGGAACGGGTATATTAATAGGTGTCGGGGACGCAACAACTGCAAGAGAGGAGGTGAAAGCTAGTGGACAAGGTCGATCTCGCGCTCATCATCGCGACAATCTCGGCAGTCCTGCAGGCCGTGTCGGTCTGGCAGAACCGGGACCGCGAGTAGCGTGAGGGGACCGGGGGTATGCAAGGTACCCCCGGTCCCACCGACCACTATCCCACTGGTGAACAGGTATGAGAATGATCCGAGATCGAGGAATCCAGGCGAGCGTGGCCACTGCCGGCGTCCTGGCCGTCGTCACTGCGGCGGCCTACAGCCCCGCAGTACTCGCCGTCTGGGCGGCATGGGCCGGGATCACGGTTTGGGCGGTCGCCGAAGCGCGCCGCAAACCCGCTCGCTGATCATGCAAGACAGCCGCCCCCGGTCCACACGGATCGGGGGCGGCTTCGTTTTTGCTCCCTCAGCGAGACCGCTTCGTCGTCACTGGCGTGGTGACCCGGTGCGCAAATCGCCGGTACGCATTCTGACGTGCGATACCGAGCGCATCACCGATGTAGTCCCAGCTCATTCCCGCGTCCCGTGCCGACTGCACGGCCTGCAGTCGTCCCCCAACACCTCGGCTATCCGCTCCACCAGCCCCGGCATCTCCCGCCGCCGCCCGTACATCACCTCGTCGATCTCCACAGCCAGGCTTTCGAGCTCCGGGTCCGGGGGTGCCCACGGACCTCGACGCGCTCACCCTTGCCATCTGCGCCCACGCCCTATTGGCCCTCGTCCGGGACGCGCGAGTGCGGTAGCGCGCGTGGATCTCCTCTCAACACCACCTCGTGTGGCGGCATGGATGAACGTTTGGGAGGTTGGGGTTCGGGATGTTGTAGTAGTTCGTCGTCCCGCCGCTGCCGTCACCACCCGGCGTTACCGGGGTAGTGGTCACCGATGTGGCGACCTCGGTGACCGTCCACACTGCGGCGCGGTTCGGGCTCTCTCCGCCCGCTTTGGCACCGGACGCGAAGCGGATCTGCGACGGCTGCGCTTGGGTGGACAGCGACGCATCGAGTCGACCTCGTACGCTGCCCGACAGTCGCTCCCCGAACCCGCCATCGCCGTAGGTCGACAGCGGGGTGTCCTGCCCACCGGCTGTGACCAGCGTCCAGGCGGTGTATCCCGGAATGAGGACACCGCTCGTGATGTCGATCGTGGCGTCGACAACGAGGTGATAGTCCGAGGTGCGCGTGACAGCGGTCGCGGTGACCGTCGCCGCGAAGCTGCTGCCGTCCTCGTTGTGGCCGCTGATCTTCTGCGGCGTTCCGAGTGGGACCGAGGGCAGGTCGGCCGCCACGGTCGATGTCGCCGAACTCGTGGTCGTTGGCGCGTTGAACAACCGCGACGTGGTGGTCGTGCCGGTGGCGGCAACCTTCGGAGTCGGTGCATCAGGGAGGCACGACCCGATCAGGGCGAGCAGCAGGATAACGCCGATTCCGGCGAGGATGAGTTGGGTGCGACGCTTCTTCGGCACTGGCAGATCCTAGAGCCCGATATGTCGGACCGCGACACGGAGCTGTCGGATTCCTTCGGTCGGGGGACATACCTCGTGTATCTGGAATCTACCGAGGGGTCAGTCGTCGCCCGACGCGGCGGTCAGCTGCGAGACGCGCTGTGGTGAGACCTGCATCAGGTAGCCAACATCTCGTACCGAGAGTCCCTGCTCGCGGAATCGTAGTGCTACTCTCCGGGATTCGCTGGCAGTCTCGCGCTGAATCTCCTCGAGGCGGCGCAGGTGCGACCGGACGTCGGCGAGTGCTTCGCGGTCGGCATCGGAGATATCGGCCTCGACAGTGACAGCGCCGACGGGCGTTCCGAGGTCGGTGGCGGCACCCTGTACTGCGTCTGCGACCTGCTCAAGTCGGCGCACTTGGGTGTAGAGCCCGGGGATTGAGGGCACCTCGACGGCCCACCAGTCCCCGGACCGGCGGGCGATGGCATGGGTGTCGGCCAT